AACTTATACTGAATATTGATAAAATTTTTTATTAAATTTTTATTGGTATTCAGTTTTTGTTGTTTAGAGATAGATTGGCATTTTTTATTTTTTCAAATAAATCAATGACTATATAATTAAGAACTTATTAAATTTTAATTATACAATTTGGAATAGTATTACAACTTAAGTAAATATTAAGTTTTATTTGTTAGATTTATTATTAATACCTTATATTAGTTATGGTTGTTATATACTCTAAAGCCTTGAAATTACAAGCGTATAGCTGACTATATAAATTTGATAATTTTAGCTTTTAAAATAGATAAATTAGATTTTGCCACCCATTTGCCACCGTATTATATTTTTGGGTGGCAAACTCTAATTTGTAATTTTTTCAAATATATCTACAGTTTCATTTTTCATTTTATCAGTTACATGTGAATAGGTATCCATTGTAGTTGATAGTTGGCTATGACCCAAACGGTTTTGTATGTCTTTAATGTTAGCACCATTTTCTAATAATAGGGTAGCATGTGCATGTCTTAAAGAATGAAAATGGAAGTCATTTTTTAAAGCTACTCGAATTTGTCTTACTATAGTGTCTAAAGTGTGAGTATTCACTTGTTGACCATTTTCTTTGGTACATACCCAATCACTATCAAAGTAAAATTCTCCGTATTTTAATTTCATTTTCTTTTGATATAATTTATGTTCTTTTAATGCCTTTATTAAAGTGTCACCTGTAAATATAGTTCTGCAAGAGCTTTCTGTTTTTGGTTGCCCTAATTCAAACATTCCATTTGGTTTTTTAATCAAAGTATGCTTTACTGTGATAGTTTTATTATCAAGGTCTATATTATCCCATTTTAGTGCAATAATTTCACCTCTTCGCATACCAGTATGAAATCCAATTAGTAAAACTATACGTTGAAATGAATCTTGAGGAAATATATTTAGTATTTGATTAAATTCTTCTAATGTAATAGTTTTAACTTTATTAGTTTCTGTTTTAGATTTAGTTTTTGGTATGCTTACATATTGCATAGGGTTTTCTCGTATGTGTTTATAAGGATGGACTGCTGATTTTAATGACCTATGTAATATGGCTTTTAATACTTGTAATGTATTTTGAGAGTAATCCTCTTTGTACTTTTTATTTATGAAGTTTTGTAGTATTGCAGGAGTTAAAGCTTTTACTTTGTAAGCTCCTAGTTTTGGCTTTATATGTTTTTCTATGTTTATTCGGTAGCTTTCTTGAGTGTTGTATTTACAGTTAAGTAAGACATATTCTTTGTACCAAAAATCTAAGTAGTCTGATAAACTGATGTTGCTTTCTTCAAATACTATGCCAGAGTTTTCATATTCATTTAGTGCTTCTCTTAAGGCTTTTTCGGCTTCTTTTTTAGTATTGCCTCCAACTCTTTCTACTTTTTTTCTTTTTCCTTCTACTATGCCTAGGTCAAAGTAGTAATACCATTTGTTACTTCTTTTTCTTACTCCACCTTTCATAATAGTATCCCTCCCTTTCAGAATGTATGTTTGTTTGGTGTTTATATAAAAGAGCAGATTAACTGCTCTTTATATATACTTTTGTTATGTACAATATTATCTTAATTTTGTTTATCTGGTTTTTACTTAATTATTTTCTTAATATTCTTACAATTTTTTAGCTTTTATGTGTAGTTTATTATAATAATATTGAAATATATATTTATTAAGTAAAAAATCTATAAAAGTAGAATAAATGAGTTTAAAAAATATCCTCATATATGTAGAAATTTGGCAAATTAGTTAATACTAAAAATCTATTATTTCCTAAGTCCAACATGCTTTTCTTTTTTGATAGAAATTCTAATCTTTTTAGTAAGAAGTTGATGCTAACTTGTAATTCTTCAGCTATTTCGTATACACTTGTAGCGTGTGAATTAATAACATGTATTATTTCTTCTTCTGTTATAAGAAATTCACATGCCCATTTTAGTGCTTTGTTTTCAGTTTTGTCTATCAAGATTTTATTTTTGTAACTGTTTTTTGAAGATACATAGTTTCCAACACTGGTAAAATGATGTCCTAATTCTTCTGCTAAGATTTCTATTAGTTTAGCATTGTTTTGTTTTAATGAATTAAGTAATGATATAATCTTTAGTCCTTGTCTGTTTATATACAATCCTTTTATGTCATCTGCTATTTTGTCAGTGTAGTAAATTTCTATCTCTTCATTATTTGCTAAGTCTAAAAGTGCGTCTAGTTTATTCATTGAAATCCCCCTATAAAAAGAATGTATGTGTTGCTTTTTTATATATAAAGAGCAGGAGTGAACTGCTCTAAATATTCATTTTTTATATCTATCAACTAAAAACTCTATGTAGCTATTAATATGTTCTTGAGCTTCTTTAGGTAAACTTTCATAAGATTTAATTATTTTGGATATTTCATTAGTAGTTGTGTAATTTTCAATTAAGGTTTTGCCAAGCAGATAATCAACTGACACATTAAAAAATTCTGAAATTCTTAACAAGTCTTCTTTAACAGGTTCTCTTTTGCTAGTTTCTAACATAGCAATTTTGCTTAGTGAACAATTAAGTAATTTTGATAATTCTGCTTGAGTTAATTCTTTTTTCTTTCTTAATTCTTTTAACCTTATTGGAAAAGTTGAATTTAAGCATTTTGTTAATTTATTTGAATCATCTATGTTAATTTTTCCAATTAAGTAATCTGTAGATACTCCAAAATAGTCTGAGCAATCTTTAATAAATGATTCTTTTGGTTCTCTTAACCCATTTTCAATTCTGGATAAAGTAGATTTATTTATATTTAAGTCTGTGCTTAATTTATCTAAAGAAATTCCTTTTTCAGTTCTCAATTTTTTTAATATTAACATAGATTCAATCCTTATTTTTTATATTTATTCATTAAAAATTCAATATAATCGTTGAGTTGTTCTTGAGCTTCCTCTGGTAAATCTTTGTGAGGATTAACTCTGTGTGCGGCTACAGTATCGATGTGATTTCTAACAAGAGTTCTACCCAAAAGATAATCAATTGATACATCAAAAAAATCTGCCCAATTTTCTAGAATATTTATTTCTGGTTTTCTTTTATTATTTTCATATTGCGATATTGTTGATTTATTAAAACTTGTAAAGTAAACTTTATTGAATTTTGAAACTAGTTCATCTTGAGTAAGTTTTTTCTCTTCTCGTAATTGTTTGAAACGTTCTCCAAAAGTTGCCACAAACAACACCTCCCAATAATTAAATGATACTATAAGTTTACAGAAACGTAAACTTATGTTTAGAAAAAAATAAAAAAGTTAACAAAAAAATAAACTTATGTATTGACAAGTTTTGTTTATGTGAATATAATAAAAGTATGAAGTTCACAAAAATAAAACATTGGAAGGTGAAGAACATGAAGAAAAGAAGTTTAAAAGCTGGTCGAATAGAAGCAGGATATACCCAAGAAGAACTAGCATATAAGATAGGAATAGCAAAATCAACATATAATCTAAAAGAAAATGGAAAAAGAAATTTTACGGAAAAAGAAATGATAATGATTAGCTATATTTTAAATAAAACAATGGATGAACTTTTTTTAGAAAAAAGGTTAACATAAATTAAAATTTATTGTTCACAAAAACAATCATAAGGAGGAAAGAAATTATGAATAATTTACAAATATTCAAAAATAAGACTTTTGGAGAAATAAGAGTAATCGAACTAAATGGAGAATTTTGGTTTGTTGGAAAAGATATTGCAGAACAATTAGGATATAAAGATACATCTGATGCTTTGAAAAGACATGTTGATGATGAAGATAAAGGAGTAGGTGAAATACCGACTCCTGGTGGTAATCAAAATATGAAAGTAATTAATGAAAGTGGTCTTTATTCTTTAATATTAAGTTCTAAGTTGCCAAGTGCAAAATTATTTAAACGTTGGGTAACTAATGAGATATTACCAAGTATACGTAGTACTGGGACATATAATATGATAGATTTGCAACCTAAATTACCAACTACATATAAAGAAGCGTTACAACATCTTATAGAGCAAGTAGAAGTAAATGAGAAATTACAACTAGAAAGTAAAATGAAAGACCAAGTAATAAAAGAACTAAAACCAAAGGCAGATTATACAGATATGATATTAAAAAATAAAGGTCTTGTCACTATAACTCAAATAGCAAAAGACTATGGAATGAGTGGAAAAGAAATGAATAAAATACTTCATGAAAGAGGGATTCAATACAAACAAAGTGGACAATGGCTTTTATATAAACAACATCAAGGGAAGGGATACACTCATTCAGAAACAATAGATATAACTAGAAGTGATGGAATGACTGATGTAAAAATGACAACTAAGTGGACTCAAAAGGGAAGATTGTTTTTATATGACTTATTAAAAGTAAATAACATATTACCAGATATAGAAAAAGAGTATAGTTATCAAACTTCAATGTTAGGTTAGTACTTTGAAAAATAAATACAGAATATTCAAAAAGAGGTGATTAAGTAGAAATGAAAAATAAAAAAACTCCAAAGGTAGTACCTAAGGAGCTATCAAATTTAACTGTGATGATTGTACCTAAAAATGAAGATAGTTTAAGTAATAAAATAAATAAAATTAAATCCTTAGTAGATGAATTAAACAAAGAGATTAGTACAATACCATCTGAGTTTAAATCATATTTAAAACTTTAGATTAGATTTTAAATATTCTTCTGTAGCAGTACTAAGCATTTTATCCCATGTAGAAAACTTAGTGTTTTTGGAAATGTAAATATCAAACTCATCTTTTGGAATAGCTTCAAAATCTTTTGAAGAATTAACATTGTAATTTCCAAATTTCAATAATTCATCAAAAGAAGTAAAGTTTGTATATTTGGTCATGAATTTAGAGTTACATATTTTATCAATAGGAACTTGTCCAGTTGATTCTTTAATATTTTTTTCTAAGTTTTTTAGAGATTTTTCTAAATCTTTAAATCCATTTTTACTCATTATTTTGTATCCTTTCCATGATATTTGGAATATATTCCATATTTATATTATACCATGTAGAACTGAGGTGAATCCAATGTTGATAAGTGACAATATAAGCCAAATCCTAAGAAAAAGAGATATAAAACCTTATAAATTAGCAAAGGAATTAAATATAGATGTAAGTGGTCTATATAAATTGTTGAAGAATAAAAATTCTAATCCAACTATAGATACTCTAATAAAATTAGCTGATTATTTAGATATTACATTAGACGAATTAGTTGGAAGATAAATATTTGAAAAGAGGGGAGAGAATTTTAACATGGATATTTCTGAAAGTATAACAAAGCAATTTAGTGATAGTTTAAAAAGTTTAATAGAAATAGAGATAAATAAACAAGAGACAGATAGAGTTAAGAGTCAAACTGTTGAACAAAAGGTAAAAGTACTGGAGCCTAAAGATATAGTTGTTTTAATAAAAAGAGGTTATCCAAATTACTTGATAACAGTAGAAGAAGCAAGGGGAATTTTAAAATTAGATACAGTTTTTATGCGTAGGTTAGTGAGCACAGGTTTGATAAAATCACTGGCTAGAGGTGATGGTAGAAAAATTTCAAGATATGAAGTTGATGATTTTATTGAAAGAAATCAAGGTAAAAATTTGGATGAACTTTTAAAAGCAGCAGAGAGGGGGGATGAAATTGTTAAGCCTTAATACTAATAAGAATAATATAGTAACTCTTAAAAAAGATGGAAAAGTTATAGCAGACATAGTATTTAAAGATATTAAAACTGGTAAGAAAATATCAGTTGGAATATTAAATAAAAAAGTGCTGGTCAAATAACCAACACACAAAAAAATAAAAAATAAAATATAACACAAACAAATTATAGCACAAAAAGAATGGATTTAGAATAGGTAATATAATATTCTAAAAGGTTTAATGTGCAATAATTGTAGCAATTTAGATAGTTTATATAGATAGTAATAAATTGGGAGGGATTTAAATGGAAGCAGCTAGACTAATAGCAATAGGTCAAATTAAACAAGCAGAAAAAGAAATATGTAAATTACAAGGTACAAAAAATAATAGTAGTTTAATGTGGTGGGAAGCCGTAAAATTTGCTAGTCAAAATATATTAGAGGGTCTTGAACATGACATTGAGTTAGAAGCTTCTATTGAGTTTAGAGAAGCTATGATGTATCAAGAAGAACTTGAAAAAGATAGACCAATAGATGTCCAGATATAAAAAAAGAGCCTTCGCACAGGCTCTAAGTGAAAATAAGTTACAAAAATTATAGGTATATTATAACATAAGGGGGAATAAATGAAAACAAAAAATGAAATAATTAAGGATTTAGAAGATAGATTATTTTTATTAAGATTTACAACAGTAGATGAAGTAGATTGGGATGTAAAATTTGGACAAATATCAGCATTAGAATTTTGTATAGATAAACATAGAAAAGGATGCACTTTGCAACAATTCAAAGAAAATTTAGAAGAATACAAATTACAAGGGAACTATGGTGATTATATAGATGGTTTTGTGTCAGTTTTAGAAAGAAATATTAGAGAAATGGAGGGAGAAATTGATGGAAGTGAATAATATTTACATAAAATTGATGGATGTAAGAATTAAGTTTAATAAATTAGATATAAAAAAGAGTGGTCAAAACAAGTTTGCTAACTTTAAATATTTTGAGTTAGCAGACTTCTTACCTCAAGCAACAGAGCTGTTACAAGAAGCTAAATTATGCCCTATAGTGACCTTCACAAATGATTATGCAACTCTAACATTGATTAATGGAGAGAAACCAACAGAAGAGATAATATTTACTTCTCCAATGAGAGAATTACAATTAAAAGGTTCTAATGAGTTACAAGCATTAGGAGGAATTGAAACATATCAGACAAGGTATTTGTACATTCAGTTATTAAACATTACAGAAAATGATACTTTTGATGCTACTAGTGGAAAAGAAGATTATAAAAGAAATGACTTAACAAACTCCTCTATTAAAGCAAGTGAAAATGGTCAAATAAAAATAAGTCAAAATCAAATAAAAAGACTGTTTTCAATAGGAAATACAATAGGCAAAGATTCAGATAGAGTAAAAAGTGAAGTGTATTATAAGTTTAATAAAGAAGTTAAAGATTTAAGTAAACAGGAATATGACCAGATATGTGTTGGATATGAGAAATTACAAAGGGAAAAAGGAATAATTAAGTAGGTGAATTTCTTGAAGGACAGAGACAAAGCAACTATAGAGAAAGGAAATATACTTAGTGATGGGTATGGTCTTTCACCACAATTGGTAGCTAGAGATTCATGGCTAACAACAGGAGCAAGAGCTTTATATTTCTATCTATCCAGTTTTGCAGGAGCAAGTGGGACATGTTATCCATCTAGGGATATTATGACTCATGAACTTGGTATAAATAAAGATACTTTTAGTAAATATCTAAATGAACTAAAGATGAGTGGCTATATAAAAGTATATAAAAATAAAACTAGGGAAGGAAGGATGCAAAATAATATATATGAGGTAGTGTTTGATAGAAGATATATAGAAAGTCATATATCCATTAGATGTAAGAAAGAAAATAAAAAAAAACCATGTCCGAAAAAAGCAGACATGGAACCATGTCCGAATTTACCGGACATGGTTCAACCGGACATGGAAAAGTCGGACACTATAAGTAACAGTATTATAAATAACAGTCTTAAAAGTAGTATGTATATAGAGCAAGCTGTGGATAACTCTTTAAAAGAATTTAAGAAGCTATATGAAGAAAATATAGGAGTAGTATATCCAGTCACAGCTGAATGGTTATTAGAAGTATCTAATGAAGTAGATATAAGAGTATTTAAAAGAGCTATAGAGATATGTGCTGAAAGAATGAATATGAATTTATCATACTTAAAAGGAATCCTTAAAAAGTGGAAGGATGCAAATATAACTACATATGAACAATTAGAGTCATATAAATTACAACATGAAAATAAAAAGTCAAAAAAACCTAATAGTGTAGTAAGCAAAAATAAGTTTGCTAATTTTGAACAAACATTTACTCAATACAGTAACAAAGAATTAGATGAAATTATAAAGAAAAGCCAAAAGGCTAAATTTAAATAATATTGATGGAGGTATTAAAATGAATCAAGTTGTATTAGTTGGAAGATTAACTAGAGACCCAGAACTCAAATACATACCAGGAACAGGTACAGCAGTAGCATCATTTACAATAGCTGTAGACAGAAATTATATAAATAAAGAAGGAAAAAGGGATACTGATTTTATACCAATAGAAGTAATAGGTAAATCAGCTGAATACTGTGCAAATTACATAACAAAAGGGAAGCTAGTAGCATTAGAAGGGAATATAAGAGTTGACAATTATCAAACTCAATCAGGTGAAAAAAGAACATTTACAAAAGTCAGTACAAAATCAGTACAATCATTAGAAAGCAAGAATAAATCGAGTAATTCATATAAAGAGAGTGTACAAGATGGAACCATAGGACTAGACCCTCAAGGATTTGAAATTATAGATGATGATGAGTTACCATTTTAATCTGAAAAATTAAATATGAGGTGAAATAAATGTTTAAAGTAGAAAGGTATTTTAGTGGCTCAGTAGTGGACAACCTTATTGAAGATGACCTTACATGTAGAAACTACTTAGCATTATATTGTTGTTTGTTGGGAATTACAAAAAATGGAAAAAAGATATATCCTAAGCCAGAAAAAATGTTAGCTGAGTTTGGAGTAAAGAAGGACAGAAAAATAAAAAAAGAGTTACCAGTAAGAATTAGAAATGTTAATACAGGGGAAGTAAAAGAATTTGAGTCTATAGATGGTGCAGCCTGTTTTTTAAGATTAAAATATCAAGCAGTTTATCAAGCTATTAAAAAGAAAAGTAAAACTAGAAGTGGCTGGAAAGTTGAATATATTAAGGAGGAATAATGGAAGTTTCAAGGACAGAATATACAATTAAAAGAGCAAAAGAGCTATATGACAATGGAGAGGATATATTTATTGCTATAGATAAGGCTAGAGAAGAATATGAGGAGATGATTAAAAGTGAATATCTTAGCTAGTGTAATATTAGTAATAGGAAGTTTTATAGCTGGTAGAGTTTATGAGTATAGATTGAATCTAAAAGAGTGTGAAAATTGTAATAACAAATATCCTGAAAAATGAGAAAGAAGTGGTTTTATGAATAAAAGAATAATTTGCAATTGGTGTGGTAAATTATTTTACATCTCAAAACAGTCTAAAAAAATTTATTGTTGTAAAAGATGTGAGAGAAAGGCTAATAGAAGTAATAGAGAACAGCAAAATTAATTTTAAACAATAACACTATGGGGGAATAGCAATGAATAAGTTTCAAAAAGCAGTTTCTCAAATGGTAAAGCAAGAGGAAAAAGAGAATTTATGGCAAGGATATGAAAATTGTAGAGTAGGTAGAAGTATATCAAGTTCAATAAGAAGGTATGTAAAAGGATTTGAAAAGTTTGGATATAGTGTACATGAGGTTTATGAATTTATAAACGATATTAATAAGTATGAGTAACTTTAAGTGATAAAGGAAGTATTTGATTGAGTAAATACAATAATAAGAAAATTGTAATAGATGGAATTAAATTTGATAGTAAAGATGAGTCAGAGTATTATTTATATTTAAAAGAAAAAAAGGAAAATGGAGAAATAAAAGACTTTGGACTTCAACAAAAGTTTGAACTACAACCTAAATTTAAAAAAGATGGGAAAAGCTATAGAGCTATTACATATACAGTTGATTTTGCCATATACAAATGGAATGGTGAAGTCGTTTATATAGATGTGAAAGGGTATAGTACACAGCAGGGTGAACTTAGAAAAAAGCTTTTTGACTATAAATATCAGGACAAAAAATTGATATGGATTGCTAAAAGCAAAAAATATGGGGTAGATGGTTGGATAGAATATAGTGAACTTAAGAAAAAGAGAAAAGAAAATAAGAAAAAGGTAGCTTAAATAAATAGGAGTGATGTTATGGCAAGTAAAGTTAAAAAGGAGTTTTTTATGGCAACTAAAAAACACCTTGAGAACTACAAACAACTACATATTAATATTGAAAGTCTAAAACTTCAAATAAAAAATCTCAAAGAGTTCCATTTAGGTGATTTTATGCAAGGTTTAAGCTATGACAGCATTCCCATAAGTAAGACTAATTCAATAAGTAATCAAGTTGAAAATGAGTTAATTAATCTTGAAGAAAAGATAATAGAAAAGCAGATAGAATTATATGAAATGGAAGCACTAAAATATACAATAGATGTATCCATAAGCAATTTAAAACCTATACATAAACAAATTATAAGGTATAGGTATATTGAAGGCTTAGAATGGAGTTTAATAGTTGATAAAGTATACTTAGAAGAAAGACAATTAAGAGAAAGAGCTAATCAAGCCATTAGTTCAATATCAATAGCCTTGTTTGGAAAGAAAGCACTAATAGAGCAAGAACCATTATTTAAGATGTTAGATTTATAGGCAGTTAATAGCTGTCTATTTTTTTATAAAAAAAGTATATGGAAATTATTGACAATATCACGTATGCGTGATATAATTGAAATATAGAAAGGAGGTGAAAAGAAAGTGACTAAGAAAATAAAAGAGTTCAGAAAACTCATAAAAGAATTAACTGAACTCGTACTCGAAGTTGGCACACTATTAGCAGTCATCAAAATGGTAATAGATAGCCTACATTAGTAAAACGTTAAGAGTGGAAGTTGCACCTTCCCTCTTAACTAAATTATAAAACATAGTCACTAAAAATACAATGAATAAGTATAGAGCATTAAGATTTGAATTATTGAAATTACTGTATGACACTATTAAATTAATTGGAGCATTACTCTTGTTATATTATGTTATTAACTCAATTTTCTAACAATGATTAGGAGGAATTTTATGAATCGATTTGAAGGTATTTATAGCTTTGCAGAAGCAACAAAATTATGGAATTTGAAAGATTCTACACTTAGAAAAGCAGTTGCAACAGGAAAATTAGTTGAAAATATTGATTGTAAAAAATTTGGTCGTGATTGGGTAGTAACTATTGAAGCAATGGAAAGAGAATATGGAAAGTTAAATAATATAATGAAAGACCTAGATTAAATTCTAGGTCTTTTTATTGCCGTTTTTCTGCCGATTTTACAATTTAAAATGTGAGATAATAGTATTGTGGAAATGAATATTTCTCTCTCAAAACTAAATATATGTGGGCTAGGTAAAGGGATTCACCTAGCTTATATGAACAGACTAGGCAGGGCATGAGGATGCTGTAAGTTCAATTCTTACTATGTTCAAACTTATTAATACACTATATGTAGATATGCTGGATTAAAACGGAATTTAATTCAAATGTCTAAAAGAGTGGGGCTTGGTAACCTCACTCAATTTGCAAGGACTGGTGTGTAATCTTAGGTTCGATTCCTAAAACTTGCTCCCTTAAATATAATATGTATCCCCTAAGAATAAGGCTTTAGATTAAATTTAAAGTCTTATTTTTTTATTTATAAAGCAAATAAAGAGGTGGTGGTATGGCAGATTTGACTGAAAAACAAAAAAGGTTCTGTGATTATTATATTGAAACTGGTAATGCAACAGAAGCATACAAGAAAGCATACAAAAATAACAATCAAAGAACATCAGAAAGTAATGGAAGTAGACTGCTGAGTAATGATAAGGTTAAAAATTACATTGATGAAAGATTAAAGCAAATTGAATCAAAGAGGATAGCAGATGCAAAAGAAGTTATGGAGTATTTAACAAAGATACTAAGAAATCAAGAGCAAGAAGAAGTTGTAATAGTATCAGAAAATGGTCCTGAAATAATAAAAAAAGATGTAAGTATAAAAGATAGAAATAAGGCAGCTGAATTATTGGGTAAAAGGTATGCTTTATGGACTGAGAAGGTTGATTTAGATGGAAATGTTGGCGTAACTATAATTGATGATATAGGGAATTTAAATGATGGATAGAAAAATATCTGAAATAATAAATAAAAATTTTTATGAATTTTGGAAAGTAAGTAATAGTAACAAATATCTATATCATGTATTAAAAGGTGGAAGAGCTTCAGCTAAGTCAACACATATAGCCTTTTGGTTAACTATGGCTATGATTAAATATCCAGTAAATACTGTTTGTTTTAGGAAAGTTGGTAATACAATAATGGATAGTGTATATGAGCAATTGAAAGAAACTATAGAAATATTTGGTTTAACACATTTATTTCAGTTTAAAAAATCCCCAATGGAAATTATTTTTATTCCAAGAGGAAATAAGTTTATATTTAGAGGGCTTGATGACCCACAAAAGATAAAATCTATAAAATCAGCTAAGTATCCAATAGCTTTTGCATGGTTTGAAGAGGTTGCAGAAATAAAAACAGAGGATGAGTTATCTATGGTAATTAATTCAGTGTTACGTGGAGAATTACCAGACAAATTGAATTATAAAATATTCTTATCATATAATCCTCCAAAAAGAAAGCAATCATGGGTTAATAAGAAATTTGAAACACATACATTACCTAAAAATACATATGTTCATCATAGTATTTATTTAGATAATCCTCATATATCAAAGGCTTTCATTGAAGAAGCTAATGAAATTAAAATAAGAAATGAGTTTAAATATAGATGGGAGTACTTAGGAGAACCAATTGGTTCCGGAGTAGTTCCTTTTTCTAATTTAGAGTTTAAAACAATTACAAATGAAGAAATATTCCATTTTGACAACATAAGGCAAGGTAATGACTTTGGATATGCAACAGACCCTATGGCATTTGTAAGACTGCATTATGACAAAAAGAAAAGAATTATATATTTTATAGATGAAATATTTGGGGTGAAAATGTCTATAAGAGAATTAGCTTCTAAGATTAAATCAAAAGGATATGATGACTTTAATGTTATTTGCGATAGTGCAGAACCAAGAAGTATTGCAGAGCTTAGAGAGTATGGAATAAAAGCATTGAAGGCTAAAAAAGGACCTGGTTCAATTGAATTTGGAGAGAACTGGTTGGATGATTTACAAGCAATAGTAATAGACCCAAACAGAACTCCAAATATAGCTAGAGAATTTGAAAATATAGATTATCAAACAGATAAGGATGGAAATGTAAGAGCTAAGTTAGAAGATAAAGACAATCATTCAATTGATGCAACAAGATATGCATTAGAGTTAGATATGAAAACACATGGAAGAGAAAGAAAATATAACAGTAGATAGGGGGTGTAACATGTTAGATTTGATAGATATAATTCAGATGGAACTTACAGGATTGTATGGTCAAGAAGTAATAAGAGAAATGGGTGAAATTATAAGGCTATATGATAAGTATGAAGGTACAGGACAACATTGGATAGAAGAGGAACAAGATTATAAACAAACAAGGAAGAAAACAAATTATATTAAAAAGCTTATTAAAGAAGAAGCTAGATTTTTATTTGGTAAGACACCAATATTTACAATAAAACCAGAGAATGATTTAGATAAAGATAAGGCAGAAGAAATAAACCAGTGTATTAATAAGATTCTAAAGAAAAATTTGTTTTCAGATAAACTAATTAAAGCGGCTAGAGATTGTTTTATTGGTAAAAGGATAGCTATAAAGCTACATGCAGATAAAGAAAGTAAGAGTTTAAAGATAATGTTTGTACCAAGTTTAGAGTTTATATATGAACCATTTGATAACCAATTTGATGAGCTCAAGAAAATCGTATTTTTCCATCAAACAAATCAAGAAGTTGAAAAAGATAAACAGAGAATTTGGAAACAAAAATATGAAATGGTTAATGGTAAATGTATATTAAGTGAAGGTATTTATAATGGTTATGGGTTATGTATAGAAGAAATAGTGAGTGATACAGATTTAAAACTTAGTGGAATACCTTGTTATGTAATTCTTAATGATGGTTTGCTTGGTGATTTAAAGGGTGAGAGTGACATAGAAGAGATATTTGATAATCAGATGGCTTATAATAAGCTAGCTTCTGAGGATATAGATACTCTTAAAAAAGGAATGAATCGTATCATATATGGTGTTGATGTTGAAGAAGAGTCAAGTAAGCATTTTAAAATAAAACCAGGAGCTTATTGGGATGTAGAAACTTCTCAAACGGCTGACCAAAAACAAGCACAGATTAATACAATTCCCACTGACTTTGGATATGATACTAGAATAGAAAACTCTCTTAATAGAATTAAATCAGATATGCATGAAGTACTAAATATACCACTTATAAATAATCAGGACCTTAAAGGTATGATGACATCAGGTAAATCAATGAAAGCTTTGTATTGGCAATTGATAACTAGATGTGAGGAAAAAATGAAATCATGGGGTCCAGCTCTTGAGTGGTTAATACAAGCCATGATAGAGATGATAGAAGTATATAACATAGTAAAAATGCCTATATTGGACAAAGATTCTTATGAAGTAATTGTTGAAAATCAATATCCATTACAAGAAGATGAGGATTCAGAAAAATTACTTGATATTCAACAAGTAAATGCTCAAGCAATGTCTAGGAAGACTTTCATTAAGAAGTGGAATAATAGTAATGATGATATAGCAGATGAAGAACTTCAACAAATATCAATTGAAAGACAAATATTAGAAGAAAGTTTTAACTTGGAAGAGGAAACAGAAGTTACAAATACAGAAGAATCAGATGAAGTAACTAATGAAAAAGAGTCAAAAGAAGTAGTTGATGATGAATAATGGCTAATAAGTTTAATAAGGCTATGAAGAATGCTGAAAGAGCTAGAGACATATCATCAAATAGAACGACTAAAAAGATAAGAAAGTTATATAAAGATATAGCTAATGAATATGCAAAAAAATTAAATAGAGTTAACTCTAACACATTAACTGAACAATATTTAAGAGAAAGTATAATTTATTTAAATAAAGAGTATGATAGGTTAGGAAAGAAGCTAAAAAAAGATATTGAAAGTGAAATATCAAAAGTAATAAAAACTACTACAGATGAACAATTAAGCTTTTTCAATAACATATGTGATAACTATTCAGTTAATTTAAAGCCACAATTCACTGATATGTTTAGTAAAGTTCATGAAGATGTACTAAGGCAAGTTATATCTGGTAGCATGTACAAAGACAAACTTAAATTAAGTGATAGAATTTGGAGTAATATAGATAAAACTAAGAAGGATTTAGACTACATTGTAAGTAGAGGATTAGCAGAAAAAAGAGGTAGTTATGATATAGCAAAAGATTTAGAAAAGTATGTTAATCCAAAGGTTAAGAAAGATTATGATTGGTCAAAGGTATACCCTAAAAGTAATAAAAAAATAGATTTTAATGCCTATAGACTGGCATCTACATATATAACTCATGCATATCAAAAGACAGCTAAAGAAAGTTGTAAGAAGAATCCATTTGTTAAAGGGATTAAATGGATGTCATCACATCATCCTAGGATGTGTAAGGTTTGTGCAGATAGAAATGGAAAAACATATATTCCAGAAGAATTACCATTAGAGCATCCTTTAGGAAAGTGTACTTTTGAATATGATATTCCAATGAGTATGGAGGATATAGGTAAAGAGTTAAGAAGCTGGATAGATGGAGAAGAAAACTCTAAACTTGATGAATGGTTTGATGAATATGGATTAGACTTTGCAGGAATAGAAGGAAAAGCTAATAAGAATAAAGAACCAACTGAAGATGAAATGTTAGCTTTATATAAATATATGGGTGGAGATGCCTATAAAATTAATGAGAAATTAAGAAGAAATATTAAATTGACAGAAGAAGATGAATGGTTTATAAATAACTTAGATAGAGTTTTAGATAAAATGCCAAATTATGAAGGGGATGTTACAAGGTCATTATATTTTTATAATAAAGAAAGTTTAGAAGCTTTTTTAATTGAACATGAAATTGGAAAAACTATACAATACTCAGAATTTATCTCGACTACAAAAGGAAAAACCTACAATCCAGAGGGTCAAGTAGAAATATATATATTCAATTCTAAGAATGGTAAAAATATAAGTATGTACAATGAAAAAGAAGAAGAAGTTTTGTATAGAAGAAATTCTAAATTTGAAATAATTGAGTTAGAAGAAATGAATGGCAAATATTATATATTAATGGAGGAACGCAATGGATAATAAATTTGAAGATGATAAGTATTCAGAACCATTTAGTCATCCAAGATGGAAAGATGTACCATGGGGTGAAACTATAGGATATAGAGACATTCCAGAAGAAGAAAGAAAAAAATATAAAAAAATACTTAGAGAACATCTAAAAGATATTGGAGTATTAAAAGAAGATTAAAGACACTTACTTAAATTAAAGATTCGTAAGTATGTACAAGTTGGGGGAGATAGTTACTAATTATGACTATACTTCAACAACAAAAGGAAGTACTTATAATTCTGAGGGTCAAGTGCAGATGTATATATTAAATTCACAAAAAGGAAAAGATGTAAGTAAATATAACCCTAAAGAACAAGAAGTATTATATAAACGAGGTTCAATGTTTAAAGTTATTGAAATTGAAAGAATTAAGGGAACAATTCATATTTTATTAGAGGAAGTGTATTAAATGCTAACAATAGAAGAATTTATAAAGCTACCTGATGAAGAAAAAGGAGATGCTTATAAAGAATTATCTCCTCATGATATGTTTTTATGGAGAACACAATATTCACCAATTGGATTTGAAGTGATAGGTCATGAAGAAATCTCAGAAGAAGATAGGATTAAGAACAAAAAGAAGTTTAGAGAACATCTCAAGAAAATAGGTGTAATGGAAGAGTAAATATTTATAATAGTCAGAGGAGCTATAAAATGTGTAATAAATTTGAAGATGATAAGTACTTAGAACCTTTCAGCCATCCAAGATGGAAAGACATTCCGTGGGGGGAGACTATTAGGGAAGTAGAGCGAACTGAAGAGGAACAAGCACAAATAAGAACAAAATTTAGAAAGAAATTAAAAGAAATTGGAGTAATAAAAGAAGATTAAGGCACTTACTGAAATTAAAAATTAGTAGGTGTTTTTTTATTGCCTTTTTTAGCTATATATAGGCGTAAAAGAAACAAATAGCAAACTATACTAGAGAAGCAAAACTCGTATAAAAGCGTAGTGTAGGAGGGAATAATGGAAGAATTATTAAAAAAATTGGGATACCAGGACACAGACATAAAAAATATAATTGAGGGTATGAAAAAAGATAAAATTTACACTTCTAAGGAAGAAAATATAGATGAAAGATACAATAAGTTGAAAGAACAAAAATTAGCCTTAGAAGAGCAAATAAAAGGTGCAAATGATACTATATCAGATTTGAAGAAAAATAGTAAAAACAGTGAAGATATAGAGGCAAAAGTGAAAGAATGGGAAAATAAATATAATGAACTTGATAGTACGAGTAGAGCTAAAATAAAGAATATGACTATAGACTATGCTATAAATTCTAAACTATCTGGAGTAAATGAAAAATATAGGAAGCTGTTATGTAAAGAATTTGATACCAGTAAAATGGAAGTAAAAGATACTGGAGAAATTATAGGATTAGATGAACAATTTAAAGACATATCAGAAACATATAAAGAATGGTTTGAAAGTTCTACTCCAAGTAATACAGGTTCTCCAGGGAATTTCCCAAGAAAATCAAATGTAGTCAATAATCCTTTTATAAAAGAAACATTCAATTTAACAGAACAAGGAAGATTATTAAAAGAAAACCCTGATAAAGCTAAAGAATTTGCAGCTCAAGCAGGAATAAATTTATAAGGAAGAGAGTGATTTAAATGGCAGTAACAAAATTAAGTGATGTAATAGTACCAGAATTGTTTAACCCATATGTAATAAACAAAAGCATGGAGTTATCAGCTCTATATCAAAGTGGAATAATTACAAATGATGCAAGCTTAAATGCTTTAGCTTCTCAAGCTGCACCAGTTGTAAATATGCCTTTCTTTGAGGATTTAAGTGGAGAATCAGAGCAAATAATAGAAGATGCTGATTTAACACCAAATAAAATTACTTCAAGTCAAGATGCAGCAGCTATATTAAGAAGAGCAAAAATGTGGGCAGCTACTGATTTATCAGCAGCTATGGCAGGAAAAGACCCAATGGCAGCAATAGCTAGTTTAGTTGGAAGCTTCTGGGCTAGAGATATGCAAAAAGAACTTATAGCAGTTTTAAATGGTGTATTTTTAGCTGCAAATATGACAACAAATAAGTTAGATATATCAGCAGGAACAGGAAATGCAGCAAAATGGTCACCATCAGCTTTTATAGATGCACAACAGTTATTAGGAGATGCACAAGGTCAGTTAAAGGCTATAGCAATGCATTCAGCTACAAAATCAGCACTTAAAAAACAAAATTTAATAGAAACTATTAGACCAGATGTAGGTCCAGATTTTGAAGTTTATCAAGATAAATTAGTTATAGTTGATGATGGTTGTCCTGTATCTAAAGAAGGAGTTTATACTTCTTATCTATTTGGTAGTGGGGCAATAGCTTTAGGAAATGGTAATCCAGTAGGGTTTGTTGCTACAGAAATAGATAGAGATAAGAAAAAAGGTTCTGGAGTAGATTATTTAATCAATAGAAAAACATATATACTACATCCAAGAGGTATAAAATTTACTAATGCAAGTGTAGCTAAAACAGAAGGTCCTTCAAGATTAGAGTTAGCAAAAGGTGAAAACTGGACAAGAGTTTATGAGCCTAAGCAAATAAGAATAGTTGAATTTAAGCATAAGTTATAAAATATAGTTTTTAGTAGGTGATAGTATGGATTTAGAAATCTTAAAAAATATAAAAACAGAACTTAGAGAAGAACAATCACCTTTTTTTTCTGATGATGAAATTACTTATTACTACAATAAAAACAATCAAGATTTTAATAAAACTATGTATGAACTATGTATATTAAAAGCTGAAAATGATAGTATCACTTTACCTGGAGGCTTAAGCATGCCAGAAAATAAACTATATTGGTTAACTCTGGCAAAAAAGTTTAAAACAAATGGAAGTAGATGTCTATGATAGCTCAAAAGGTAAAACCAAAGATAATCAAAGCTATCAATAAGATGCCAACAGAAGCTACAGTAAAAAGAGTTGGAGTAAATGAGTTTGGAGAGCCTTCAGATGAAGAAAATATAGTTTGTAATATGATAGGTTTATATCATGAAGGAAGTAGCTCTATAAGTCAAATAACAAAGGATAAAGGTGTTGTTATAAAAGATAAAGAGCAGTATTTAATGGTTGTTTGTGATGAAGATACAGTAAAGATAAAGCAAGGTGATTTTTTGTATTTAGATGATAATAAGTTTATTATACAAGACCTTGGAAATCAAAATAGAATGAATATTTATTTTGATTTAAAGTTAGGAAAGGTGAGATAGTATGAGTAATGGATTTAAATTTGATACTAGCAAGCTGCTTAATGCTTTAGTAAGTAGAGAAATGAAAACTAAGGCTGCACTAGGAGCTTATGCAGACACTTCATCTCAACTATTAGAAAGCACTGCCAAAAACGATAGACCATGGAAAGACCATACTCATGATGCTAAAAATAGGCTACATGGTAGTTGGGAATGGCAAGGAGACACTATAAGGATAGCACTTAGTCATGGAGTTGACTATGGATTATACTTAGAAAAAGGTACAGGTCCACATGTTATAGAAGCAAGACCTGGAAGTTATTTATTTTGGGATGGAGCATCACATCCTGTTAAAAAAGTTAATCATCCAGGAAGTAGACCATATCCAATTATAATGCCAACTATAGAAAAATGTGCACCAAGTATTATAAGAGGTCTTGATGTGATTTTAAAGTAGGTGAAGTATGTTTAAAAAAATATATAAACATTTAAAAAATAAGGGTTTTAATGTGTATTCTATTGGACAACATCAAGGATTATGCATAGAACCTTTTTTAGTTATATTTGAAAAAGGTCCTCTACAAACAACAGAAAAAAATATAATAAAAGATTTATTTGAAATATATGTATTTTATCCAATTGGACAGTATTCTAAAGTAAGTGAATACAAGATAAGTGTTGAAAGTGTCATGGATGAAATAGTAGGAATAAAACAAGCTTATGAAGCTTTACCTATTCTTATAGATGATGAAAAACAAGCTTATTTCACGAGATTAAGTTATTATGAAAACAAACAAATTAGGAGGTAATAAATATGGCAGTACAAATATTAAATCAATACCCACTTACAGATGTTGTATTAGTTCAAATTGAAACAGTTGAACAAAATCCGGTTACATATACATTTGATACATCTGATGAGATAGGGACAGAGGAAATCATTTCTGAAGGTGAAGAATTAACTTTAAAAATAAAGAAAAAAATAATAGCAAATAGAGCAGCAGAAGATACAAGTTTAGGATATGATTTGACATTAAAAGATAATGTATTTTGTCCTGAAATACTTCAAATAATGCAAGGTGGAACAATAGAAAAAGAGGAAGATGGTAGCTTTAAGAGATATTTAGCTCCAGAAGTAGGGAAGACTTTTTCTAAGAAATCTTTTAAAACAATAATTTATAGTTCAGTTGTTGGACCAGGAGGAGATACTGGGCAATTTGCTAAGACGACTTTCCCAAATTGTAAAGGAAAATCTGTTCCACTAAACTTTAAAGATGGAGAATATTACTCAAATGAATATGTTATAAATAGTAGACCTAACACAGGGCAATCTCCTTATGAGGTTGAAATAGTAGAGGAATTACCTAATGGTTATGAAGCTACAAAAGTATTTTTAGACAGTGCATCTGTATCAGGAGCAACAGCAGGAGATAAAAAGATAACAGGATTAACAGCAGGCAAAATATATAAAGTTACAGTTAATAGTAATATAAAATATACTTTAGCAGATGGAACATTAACAGATACTGAGTCTGATAAAGCAGCATTAACAGGAACAGAGATAATAGGATTAACAAATGGAGAAACATATAAGGTTGAAGAAGTTAGTATAAGTATATAAATAGATAGATTAAAGCTCTAGTAATTAGCTAGAGCTTTTTTAGAAAGGGGACATAAATATGAATGAACTTAAAGTAACAAGTTTAGAAGAATTAAAGAAAATAAAATTGACTGAGGTAATTGAGGTTGGAAGATTTTTAGATGGAACTATGTTAGTTGCAGAAGTAAAACAACCTGACTTAATGGCTCTTGCAATGGCTGGTAAGATACCAAACAGCCTAATGACAGCATCAATGAGTTTAGTTGAAGAGAAGGAAAGTAAAGATAGTACAGGAGAAAAAGTACTAAAGAAGATGAATGATGAGTCTAATTTCTCAAAAGAAATGTTTGAAATGATGGATATAGTGGCTAAAGAAGTGCTAGTTAACCCTACATATGCTCAAATTAAAAAAATAGGATTGGAACTTTCTATTGAACAAAGATTAACATTATTTAATCGTATTCAAGGAGGTACAAAGTCACTAGAAAACTTTCATCAAGAGTCCACAGATATTGAGGATTCTAAATCAAGTGATAATGTACAACAAGATGCCTAGTGAGATATTAAGAATTAAAGATGAATATACTTCTTTTTGTTTTGATGAAGCTTGTATGTTTTTAGTAGATGCTATAAAAAATGATAAAAAGCTTAAATTTGAAAATAATGAAAAGAAAACTATAGATAAAAATGAGAGAAAAACTTTTGTCCAAATAGCATTAGAGAAAAAGAAAAAAGTTAATAGGTAAAATATTCTAAATGAATAGAATAAATTAATGTTAATTTATGATATAATGATAATATAGATATTTTGCAGTGTACGATTTTTTATATACATTGGATGTAATCATTGAAATTACTACGATATAAGCATATTTTGTAATATATCAAAAACATTACTGGTTACTCACTGCAATTTTAATATGGTTTTATATGTGTAAGAACTGGAAATGCTTAATTTATTTTGGGGTATTATATTAACTATGTGGTATGTAAAGGAAATAGCGAGAATTATTGTGTCTATAGGAGCGGTAGGTATTATATTAACTATGTGGTATGTAAAGAATTTAAAAAAGTGTATTTATAATATTTTTAAACAAGTATTATATTAACTATGTGGTATGTAAAGTTTATTTTACTTGTAATTCCTCCAAGTATACCACTTGTATTATATTAACTAAGTGGTATGTAAAGCAGATGAACGTAATAAGTTCGCTGAAATGGAAGCTAAAGTATTATATTAACTATGTGGTCTAAAAATTGAATAAACGCACAAAACATCTACTTAAACATATAGGTGTTTTTAGTGTAAATATTTTTAAATAATTGGATAAATTTCCTAAATCAATAGACTAAATTATTAATTTTAGATAGAATTATATTTGAATAAATAATTTAATAGGGGAGATTATATTATGAAATTAACAAAAAAAGTATTAGTTTTGAGCATAATAGCATGTTTTTCTGTAATGATGTTTATGACGGGATGTACTAGTTCACCAGAACCTAAAATGGAGGAAGCTGGTCAAGAAATACCAAAAGAAGAGGAAGAGATACCAGAAGAAAGCATAGATAAAGATAAATTAAATCCAGAAGAATTTTTGGGTTGTCAAATTAAAGAGTTTAAAGATGGTTGGCATGCATTAGGGCAGATAGAAAAAAATGTAAATGATGGAAAAATGACTAATGATAATTTAAAAACAGTGGCTGACTTATATGAAAAGCAGTTTAGCACTTTGAATGAAGAAATTGAAAAGTATGAAAGTGGTCATGAATTGAATGATAAACAGAAAAATGCATGTAATGAACTAAAAGGAATGACAGTATCAGGAGCAGCTTATTGTACTATGATACTAGGTGATTCCACAGAAAGTTTAGAATCGGGCAAGGATTATATTGAGCAAGCACTTGAAAGATACAATAATTTATATAATTAAAAACAATACAAATAAAGCACTTACTTTAAACTAGTAAGTGTTTTTATTTTATTTAAATTAGCCAATTAAGTAAACCATTTCAGAAAATTTTATACGAAAGGAGGAAATAATATGTCTCTAGAATTGGGAACAGCAGTAGGTTATCTAGATTTAGATGGAGGGAAGTTTTTTAAAGCTCTTGCAGATGCAGCTAAACAACTTAGTCAATTTAATTCAAGTACAAAAACCACAGGTAGTGCAATGACAGCAATGGGAAAACAAATTTCTGATACAGCAAATTCATTGACACAAATAGGTAGGCAATCAGCATTAGCAGCATCAGAATTAAATAAGATAGCATCAACTTCAAGTGGACCATTTTCATCACTAAAAAACTCTATAAAACAGACTGAGAATGAACTAAAAACAGCTAGAAACACAATAGATGCATATGCTCAAGGTATATCTAAACTTACAAGTGAAATAGATAAGTCTAAGCAAAAGTATACAGAAATAGGAAGTAAAATAGAGAGATATGAGCAACAATTAGAACGTTGTAACAGTATGTATGGAGAAAGTTCAGAGCAGTCACAAAGATATAGAGAAGCAATTGAAAGACTTAAAAATTCTCAAACTCAATTAGGTAATGAAATTGAAAATGGAGAAGAGTCTTTAACTGATATGAGAACAGCTATGAATAATGCTGAGGCAGAAGCTAATAGACTTAGTGATTCATTAAGAAGCATGCCATTTGATGCTATTGGAACTAAAATGAAAGATATTGGGCAGACACTAACTTCAACAGTTACAACTGGATTAGTTGCAATGGGAACAGCAGCAGTAACAGCAGCTACAAACACAGAACAAGCAATGTCGGTTGTTAATTCTATATTACAACTAAATACAGAAAAAGTTCAAGGTGGTAAAAGTGAGTGGGATGCTTATGCAAGCACATTAAAAGAAGGTGCTAATGAAATTGGAATGGCTTATGATGAATATGCTAACTCTGCATATAATGCGATATCTGCAAGTGTAAAGCAAGCAGATGTAACTGAATTCTTAGCACAAGCAGATAAACTAGCAACAGCAGGTTTAACAGATTTAGCAAAAGCTACAGATGTGTTGACAACTGTTCAAAATGCCTATGGAATGTCTCAGAAGGATATGGCTCATGTAAGTGATGTTCTTATACAGACCCAAAATAAAGGCAAATTGACGGTAGATGAACTTGCAAGTTCTATGGGTAAAATAATTCCAACAGCAAAAAGTCTGAATGTGTCAGTTGAACAATTAGGAGCTGGATATGCTATATTAACTGCAAAGGGAATTGCATCAGCGGAAGCTACAACATATATGAATGCAATGTATAATGAACTTGGAAAGAGTGGAACTAAAGTTGATAAGATACTTAAAAAATTAACAGATAAAGGATTTGCTGATTTACAAAAAGAAGGTAAATCAACAGCAGATGTATTATTAACATTAAATGATTATGCAAAGAAAAATAGCCTTTCTCTATCAGACTTATTTGGTTCAGCAGAAGGTGCAAAGGCAGCTAATGTTCTGTTAGGTGATGCAGTTGATTCTACAACAGGAAGAATAATCGAAGGTACAAAGAGTGCTGATTCATTTAATCAAATGCTTAATGATATGAAAAATTCTACTGGACTTTGTGATAAAGCGTTTGAGCAATTGGATAATACTACAAAGACTAAACTTGAAGATGCATTGAATTCAGCGAAAAATATGATGTCTGATTTGGGAGAAGCTATAATGCCTGTAGTTGCAAAAGTGGCTGAAATGGCAACTGCTTTTATGAAAAGTGTTAGCGAAATGGCTAAGAGTAATCCTAATTTTGCTAGAATCGTTGTATCAATAGGAGCTGTAGTCGCAGCAATAGGACCTTTATTAGTAGTCCTTGGGACAATGGCAATTACAATACCTAAAGCTGTAGGTGCAATCAAAAATCTGGGTGGCACATTTACATTTCTATCAAGAACATTAGCTGTGGTAAGAGGAGCAACAATACCTACATCAGCTGGTATGGCTACCTTAGCTAAAGCTATATCATTTTTGAGTACACCTGTAGGAACCTTGACACTAGCACTTGGAGCATTAGCTGTAGTAATTGGAACTAACCTAGTAAAAGAAATGAGCAAACCAGCTATAGAAATAGACAATTTTGGAAAAGATGTTGATAAAAGTACTAAGAAAATAGTGGGTTCATATCTTGAAATGAGTGAAGAAATAACTAAGTCAGCTATGAAAATGCAATTAAGTGGCAGTGTAATTACAAAAGATATGGTTGATGAAATGGCTAAAAATTTAGATGGATTAGAACAACAAGTACTTCCAAAATTTGAAGAATTTAAATCAAAAGCTTTAGAAACTCTTAGTGGTTTATGGAATCAATCTAATGAGCTTAATTCAAAGAGAGAAATAGAAATAACAGGAATAGTTATAAAATCTTTAGATGAACAAAAAGAAAAATTTAAAGAAAATTCTAAAAGAATAAATGAGATATGGTCAAATGCAAGTAAAGAAAAACGAGAGCTTACAATAAAAGAAGGTAAGGAAATTTCGAAGTTGCAACAAGAAAATAATGATATGGCTATCACAGTCTTATCTAAAAGTGCATCAGATGCATTAATAATAAAAGAAAGAGTTCATGCAAATAATAAAAAGATGACTGTTAAACAAGCTGCAGAACTAAGAGCAGAAGAAAATAAAAACTATAAAGCTCAGAAAGATGATATAGAAAAAGCTTATAATGAGCAATTGCTTATGGCAGCGATAGCTAGAGAAGCAGGGACAGAAGAAGCAAATAAGGGTGCTGATGAACTTGTAGCAGCAGCAAAGAAGCAAAGAGAAGATTCCTTAAAAGAATTAGAAGGACAGCATAAAGAAACTGTAACTGAAATTGAAAAAATGGTTGGGGATGGTATAAAAGCATACAATGGTGATGGAACCGTCAAGAGTAAATGGACATTATTTCAAGAAGGCACAAAAGAAGACATTAACAATGCTCAGAAAAACTTAGACCAATGGTGCAAGGATATAGATTCTAAATTTTCAACTTGGTGGAACGATTTAGTAGAGGAACTTTCTACTTTTTTACCTAAGTTTGTTGAGGATTGGAATAGAGATATGGAAGTCATATCTAATAACTTAAGTACATGGTGGGAAAGCATAAAAACAGGCTTTTTAGATTGGTGGAATGGTATATGTGAAGATTGGAATAGTGGTTGGCAAAAACTAAAAAATGATGCATCTACTTGGTGGGAAGATATCAAACAAGGTATATCCGATTGGTGGGATAGTATATGTGAGGGTTGGACAACTGGATGGCAGAACTTAGGTGATAACTTTAATTCGTGGTGGCAAGATTTAAAAGATAACTGGCTATCAAGTATGGAAGAACTAGGAATAGATACTTCGTCTGTTTGGGGGGTTATTACTTCTTCAATTGAAGAATCATGGAATTTCATTAAAGATAAGGCAAGAGAAATATGGGATAATATAAAAAATTACATATCAGATAAGTGGGATGAATTGAGAGACAAATCTCCTATATTTAAAACAATATCTGATATTATATCAAAAGCATGGGATTTTATAAGTGGGAAAAAATCTATTTGGAGTTCTATAACTTCTTTTGTGGCTGGTAAGTGGAATGAACTTAAATCAAAATCGCCTATTTTTAACACAATAAGTAGTCTTATATCAAAAGCATGGGATGTTATTAAAGGAAAAACAAGCATTTGGGATGTTATTAAAGGTCTTATACAAACGGCTTGGGTCAATATAAAGACTGATATAGATAGAAAGATAACACTAATAAAATCTGCAATACAAACTGGATTTAATAAAATGAAAGATTTCATGACTAAGCCATTTTCAGATGCAAAGTCAACAATAGATAGAATTCTTGGAGGTATTTCTTCAGCTGCTAGTAAGGTAAAGAGTGTAGTAAGTAGTTTTTTTAAAAGTGGTCCTATGATTCATCAAGGTAGTAATAATTTTATTCAGCAAGATATGTTACCAACATCAAGGATGTTTAGAGCATCAATGGAAGGTTTGACATCAAGTAGAGGAAGTATACTAGACTCTATAAGCAAACTTTCTAATACTATGGCAAAAGGTATGGGTAGTTCTTCATCAGGAATAGTTTCACAATTTGGCAGAGCAGGAGAAAATTCAGCAAAAGCATATTTAGATGGATTGTCAAACATAGAACAAGGATTAACAAATACACTTAGAACAGTCCAAGCAATAATAGGTAATGGAAACATAAAAGAAGCACAAGAAATTAAAAAGTTTAATAAGGAAGTTCAAAAGCTACAAGAAGAAAAAGCTGAAGAAATAGCAGAATTAGATAAAGAACATAAGAAGAAACAAAAAGAAAGAAATGAAAAAGAAAATGAAGAAATAAAGGAAGCAGAAGCGAAGAAATATAAGAACAAAAAAGAAAAACTAGCAGCATTAAAGAAGATTAAAGATAAATATAATAAGGAATCTGTAAAAGACCAAGAAGAATACAGAGAAAAGTTGGAAAAAATTAATAAAAAGTATAATAAAAAAGAAAAAGAGGATACTGAAAAGCATCAAGAAGAACTACAAAAACTTAGAGAAGAAAAAATAAAAGCTGAAAGAGATTTCAATAAAAAATATAATGATATTAAAGAAGATTATGCTGAAAAAGTAGCAAACTTAGATAAGAAATATATTGAGGACCAAAAGAAACTAAATGAAGAATATCAAAAAATATATAACTCAAGAGTAAAATCTTTAATGGATTATACAGATTTATTTTCTTCTGTAACATTTGAGGAAATCGACAATGATGAATTAATGGAAAACCTAGAAGAACAAGTTGATGTACTTAGAAAATGGGACACTGATATGGCAGATTTATCTACAAAAGTAGGTAAAGATTTATATGAGGAATTATTAGCTAAAGGACCACAAGCTCATAATGAGATAGAAGCTATCAACAAGATGTCAAAAGAGCAACTAGAAGAATACGAAAGATTATATCAAGAAAAGAAGAAAATAGCTGAAAGAAGAGCCAAAGAAGATACAGAAGATGAAAAATATAGAATAGAAAAAGAAATTGAAGAATTGAAAAAAACTTATGATGCAGAGTATAGAAAACTAGGTCAAGAAATGCAAAGAAGTATAGAGGAACAAATTGAAAGTTTTAAGGATAAATTTGGAGTAGTACCAGCTATGTTTATGGAAACAGGCAAAGATTCTATGCAAGGTATGATAGATGGTATTAAATCTATGCAAGGAGCATTGGGTAAGGTTTTAAGTGACATAGTTAATTCTATAAATAAACAACTTTCTAATATAGGGTTTAAAGATGTAAATATACCTACAGGAGGAAGAAAAGAAGTAGCAAGGTTTAGAAATGAAATAGAAAATTTACAAAGTATAGCATATTCAGATACTCTGGCAAGAGGGATAGCATCAAATAATTTACTGAAGGATGCAACTGTTAATATAAATAATAATAGTAAAGTTGATAGTGAAAAAAGTAGTGATAAGAAAGTTGAGTTAACTTTACATATAGAAAAGTTTATAAATAATACTAAACAAGATATAGAGCAAATAGGCTCTGAAATAGCATTTATTACAAATAGAAAACTAAAGTTTTAATGTGATAATATCTTTTTAATATCCAAATTGTGGTATAATACTTTTAGCAAGAAGATGTAACCTATAATCTAAGAGTGGAGTTCATACTGAGATAAAACCTACTTTCTAATGAAAGGAGGTGGTAAGTATGAACAACTTTTTACTTAATGTAATAGCTGGTGTTATTGCTAGCTTAATATTTTGCTTAATAAGTAAGATATTTGCAAAAGTAAAAAGCCACTCTGTGCGAAAGAGTGGCTGGGAGTTTGATTTAAAAATCAAATTCCATAAAAAATAA